AAATAGCTTCTCTTGTACGTCTCTGTTCTTACGTTTAGCTTGTGACTCTTTGAAACTAGTGGCACTTCCCCCAAGTATACCTACAAGTGCACCGATAATGAATTGCTCTCTTGATTCAGGGTTAGAAAACGTTTCAGACGCTCTCTTCCCTATCTGAGGAAGAGCTTCACCTAGAGCTTTTATTCTGCTAGTATCCATCATCCCCTCAACTAGCTCTCCTAGACCTGCGTCATTATAGCGAGCCATTTGATAGTCTGTAATACCTTCTTGTATAGCATATTGAGAAGCTTCTTCTGTTCCCTCAGATGCCATTGTAGCTAGAAAAGGAGCACTAAACCTAGCTCCCTGTGCTACTTGTCTAAATCCTCCTGGAAGATCTGCAAGTTTGTCAACGACTAAACCTTTACCGGTCGCTCTTTCAGCTGCTGTTGTTTTTCTTAGAAAAGATGAAGTTATGTTTCTAGATTTGAATGGCTTTAACAGCCCTCTAAATGCAACCGCGTTACTTGCAGTAAGTACAGCAACGTTCCCATAAAATGCAGAAGCTTCAGCTTCCTGAGCTTGCATCTTAAGTTGTTGCATTTCCTGAGAAGTCAGGTTAGGATCTTCTCCTCTAAACTCCTTATCCTTTTTTGCTTGTGCTACAAGCTTTTCATAAGTTATACGACCTGTCTCCCTGCCTTCTAATGCAGCTTCTCCTAATGAGGAGTAAAAAGCACCTTCCATATAAGCAGCAGCTCCTCCGACCTTTGATGTCCAGAATTTAGTATTTCTATATGTGTTTAAAGACTTAGCAACTCCTGCACCAGAAGCTAAAGACTTACCTGTTTTATATGCAGCTAATGCTCGTGAAATCTTTAATGCTTGTCCTGCTCTTCCTATTATACCAAGTCCCCCAGTTGCATACATACTTGCAGCAGTTCCCAAGAAAAATCCTACGCCGTCAAACACCTTATCGCTAAAAAAGTTTGCTGTAAATATACCAGCAAGTGTTCCCTTGTTAGCTATCTCCTCTCTAGTGTAGTAGTGAGGCATGGACTTTCGAATAGACTCTCTCCACTCTTCTGTGTCTATTGCTCTAGCATGTTTTGCTTCATATGCAGCTAAGCTTTTTTCGCTGAAAGATTTACTTGTATCAGTAGCATAGTCTAAGAGACCTGCCATTCCTGTAAAAGTGTTAACAAAAGATGCGCCTGCAGTTACACCAAGTTTTGTAAATCCCCTGCCGTACTTTTCCCAATTACTTTGTCTCTGAGCTCTAAGATCTTCGTAGTCTCTGGTTCGTGCAGAGACATCTAGCCCGTAATCAGAATAGTTAGAAAAGTCTCCTGTACTGACTGCTCCAAATAAACCTTGAGTTTGCGCACCTCGGTCTTTGGGTCTGTATGCTACTGCTCCTTCAGGAAGTAGTGCTCCAAGGGGATCAGTTGCTTTAGGGTTTGGGAGTAATCCAGTAAGAGGATCAAGTGATTGGTTGTCGCTCATATTTTATTGATTAGTCTGCGCCTTCAGTGTATTATATTTTTCAATAAAATCAGCAAGATTGTAGGATGCTTCTAGCGGTTCGCCATCTACCCCAGAACCTTTAACGTGTACTCTGCTTATACCTGCTATAATACCTAGGTTATCGTCTCCCATTTCTCGAATAGTAGGGAACATTGTTATTTCCAAATCTGTTCCGTTGATGTTCTTGTTGAAAGTGACACCGTCTTTCGGTGAAACTGCTCCTGGTATATTTATCATCAAAGATAAAGCATCGTTTGTTAGCTGCATACCTGGATTATCAAATTCATTGTTGACTCTACTTTGCATAGTAGGGTCAAAGCTTGAGATAACATCATCGTATAACATTGTAACAGAAGAGGCTCCTAGTGTAGCATCTCTGTCTGCTCCTGTAGCCTTCTTTAACTGTAACACAACACCAGCCTGCATTCCTGAAGCAGTTGGAACCTGTGTAAATCTTACGTCAGCTATTTGTGCAAGTCCTATATTTTCTCCTAAGAGCTCCCCTACTGTGTTTATATTTCCTTCTGTTCCTGCGGGGACAATAATATTAGAATTAGCATAAGCAGAAAGATCCTTGCCTTTAAGTTCATTTAAAATCAGCTTCGACCTAGTGCCTTTCTTATCATCTCCAAGAGCCACTGAAGTAACATCCATAGCGTAATTTACCTTGCTTTTTTCAGACAAAAATTCTACAGATTCGTCATGTGCTTCTGATATGCTCTTTTGAATAATCTTATTTATAGCGCTGGACATTTCTGTTACTCTAGAGTCTTGATAGTATGTAGGTCCAGCTTTTAGGCCAGGACTGTTGATCTGCTGCACAGTTCCGCCCCCAGTTTTAACTGCACTTTTGTCAACCTCTACAGAAGAGGCTAAGGCAATCATTTCTTCTGCCTCTTCCCTATCTACTCCAAATAGCTGTTGTGTTATCTCTAAAGCGCTTTCATTTGCGTCAACTCCGGCGTTAGTAAGAAGTGCAGATGTAGAAGAGATTGCAGGTAATATATCTTTTAACATGACAATGTTAGCTATTTCCCTGGCTCCTTGCTGAGGCTCATCCTTTGTCACTGTTATAGTGTTACTATTTTCGTCGTAGACAAAATTGTTTTCAATTGGTTGCTCTTTAAAGTACTCACTGAGAGAGCCTGCGGGGATCATCATGTCGATTGCAAAATCTGAGACAACATCTGAAACAAACGTTTCTGCAAATCCTCCATACGAGTTTTTAAGAAGTCTTTGTGACAACTCTGCTTCTTGTCTATATAACTGTATTTGAGAGTCAGCTGCATTAAGGGTACGTGCAATAGTAGCTCTGTCAGCTTCTGGGTTAGCACGCATTATATCGTCCATCAAAGTTGGGATATCTTGAAGTCTGTCCTCTAACGATTGTCCGTTACTCTCTAATAATTCTGCGAGTTGTGGAAGCTGGTCTAGAACAGTCGCATAGGCCAAGTTTGTAGCTTCTCCTACTCTTTCAATATTAGCGTTAATAGAAGCAGCAGTTACTTTTTCGTCGTCTCCTATAATATTAGCTGCTTTTATTTGAAACTCCCCTCCAGGTGTAGTAACTCGGAATGCTCCTGCATCTAATCTATTTTCTTCTAGCTTTTTATTTAAAGCGTCAGCATACGTCATTTTGTAGCTTCCCCCATATGCACTAGGTTGTCTAGTAGCTAAAGCAGTTCCCAAGTAGTTAGAGGCTTCTTTGTTGTATGCTATTGCACGAGCTGCACGTCGTTTGTCTCCCAATGATGCGGTAGTTCTTATTCGATCTACAGCGTCTGCTCCTGCAGTTTCTTCTTGCTCTTTTAGATCATATGAATGTTTAGCTAGTATACTATCAATAGTACCCTCATCCATGTCAAGCGTAGTGAAGTCTGCAGTTTGTTGCATGTACGCAGAAACATCAGGTCTATTAAGTATATTATTGGTAACTGCCATTACAGCTTCCTGCGGGATATACTCAACTGTTTGTCCTTCTTTTTCTACAGCGTAAACTAACCCATCTGGGCCTTGCTCATAACCCTTTACTGTATATCCTCCTTGTTTTACTTCAGGTATATCATTAAGTGCGTCAAGTATCTCTTGCTGTACATCTACATATTGTGCAATAGCAGTACCACCATACATACTTGATTTGTTTACTTTCCCGTTCTCATCAAGCTCAATCCCCTTGTACGCAGCATAGTCACCATCTTGTTCAGTAAGTCTGCTTTTCTTAAGCCATCCTTGGTAATCAGACATAGTGATCTTACCCTCCTCTAGCATCTTCTCTTTTGCTTCCTTATCTGTCTGATATCGTGTGTAGTTTTCTACAAGAGGAGATGCTGTTTCTCTGTAGCGTTTTGCAAGTCTACTTACAGGCATAAACATATTCTCATAGTCACCTCTTTCTGCAAGTCCATCGATCTCTGACTTAGTGTTATTGTACAAATCATTGTACATACGTTGGTCATTTTCAAATGAAGCGACAGTAAGATCGCTCATAGATTGCGAGATAGCATCTTGAGCTTGGAAGTTATGGAGATATCTCTCCTTGAGCATCGCTGATGTTTCTGTAGACATAGGGTCTACAAATTGACTAAGCGGCTTGTACAAGTTTCTATATGCCATTACTTTCTTTTTCTTTTTATCTTCCCAATCTTACGTACATACCCGCCCCGCTTAGATTGTGTAGTTTGTTGTTGAGCTTGCGTCATAGCGTTTGTAACAGCTTCAACTCTTTCTCCGTCTTGAGCGTTATAAGTAGGAGCTCCTTGGGACATTCGAGCAGCCTGTTCTCGCAGCTGAGTATCGTTCATCCCAAAGTAATCAGACTTCTTTCTTTTAGATTGTCTACGAAGCTCTTCTAAATACTTTTGTCTTGTGTACTCTCCCCCAATTTGAGAAGCTTCTGCAAAACGTTCTTCTGCTTTATATGCTCTTATGTCATTAGCATATTGTGCAGTGTTAGTACCTAGTTGGTTAAACGCTAGCATACGCTTTTCATACTCATTTTGATCACGCTGATTTTGAGTAGCCGCATTAAACTGTCTTGCTTTAGTTACGTTCTGTGCATCAAATTGAGATGCTCTAAGATTACCCATCTCTTCTTGCGCTGCTAATTGCTTATTGTTTCTTGCTTCTGCATTAGCAATTTGCATGTTGTTTGATCTTTGCTTTTCATTTGTAGCCATCATAGCTGCTATGGCTCCTGGCCCTGCAGCTTGACTTTGTATGAATTTATTTGCAGCATTACTACTTGCGGAAGAAGCTGCTCGTTCAGAATTAAAGTTTACTCTAGGCAGCTTTATTCTTCCTGTAGTAGCTGCTGCTACTTTATTAGGTTGTGGGTATTTAGAATTAAGCTCTGCTAAAGGCCCCATCAATTGATAAGGTAACAGTACATCTTTTCTAAGCGTTATCCCAGTAGTAGGTATCTCTTCTGGTATTTCTTCTGGTATATCTTCCGGTATATCTTTTTCACCATCGTCATCACCTCCTGTAATTTCTTCTTTGGAAGCTCTTTTCGTGTAAGGGATATAAGCACTTACAGTTTGTTCACCAACTTTACCATCAACTCTAATTTCACTTGCTTCTGGTGCGTGTGCATTGTAAGCTTCTTGAAATTTTATTACAGATTCTGGATCTGTGGGATCAAAGTTTTCCCAATCGTCATACCAAGGATTGTTGGCTTTGAGGCCTTCTACTTCTGCTAAGGTAACTGGGTCTCCGTCATCTCTACGGTACAAACCTTCCTCAGTTTTATGTTGTTCTTCTGGAAAACGTCTAGCATATGCATTTTCTGCGTCTAGCTCAAAATCACCAGCAGCAGCGTCTGCGGGTATTGTTCCATATGAATCGTTAGCAAAGAAACTATAATCAGTAGCTCCTCCTTCTTCCATAATCATCTTAGGATTCCTTTCCCCATTTTCATCTCTCCCCTCACGCTTAGCCACTTCTTCCTGCATTTTAGCAAGCTTCTGTATATCAGCTTGTGTTCCTCCACGCTCTAACATCTCTTTATGCCGCTGCGCAAATGTCTTTTTTCCTACTTTAAGAAAGTCTGAGAAAATGTAATCTCCAGGTCCACCATTTTTCATATTTACTTTGTCCATAGTTTCTCCTCCTTCTACTTCAGTTTGAGCATCTAACATGATACCACCTTTAGAATGCTTAGGTCCCATAAACTCGACAGCCCCACCCGCAAGTGGTTTCATATAGCTGCCTCCAGCTTGTTTGCTGTTCTTTAAATTTTCTTCAGTAGGAGCTCCTTTAGATCCAGGCTTACGCATAGACTCTCCCGAGCCTTCTGCTATACGTTTACGTTTGGCATGAATGTTTGCCCAAAGACCTCCTCCTTTCATTTGATAACCAGGAAGATACGAGTTAGTTTGAGAGTTACCAATATTGTAACCCTGATCTTGACCTGTACTAACCATAGACTGCTCAAAAGCACGTTGTTCAGAAGCTCCTATTTGTTCTTCCTGTTGCAGTCTTTTTTTTTCTTCTTCTCTCGCAGCTAACTTCTTTTTACGTTGATTTACAAGTGCCATGCCTCCCCCGACAAGTCCTGCCCCAATTAGACCTATAGGTCCCCCAAGAGCAGTGCCTGCTCCAAGCATTGCAGCAAGACTTACCCCAGTGCCTGCTCCTGCAATAGCTCGACCTGCGCCTTCTCCAAAATTTGTTTTAGTATCGTCTTTATCATCAGATATATGTTCAATGCCTTTTCCAGCTAAAGCTGCAGCTGCTGCAATAGGGCCAGCACCAATTGACGCACCAGCGGAGCCTGCAGTAGCTGCAGTACCGGCTGCATTGCCTGCGGCTGATACTCCCTCTGCTCCAGCTTTTGCTCCTTGTCCATAATTACCAAGGTTAGCTAAAAGCTGTCCTGTAGTATCTGAAGCTTTGGCAACTTGTTGTGCATTAGCTGTTCCTTTAGCAATTTTAGCCATACGGCTTGCTTGCACAGCGTTCTGCAATCCCTCTCTCCCAAAATCATCAGCAATATCAGTAGCACCTGTTTTTACTCCTTGTTTAAATTGAGCGTCTTTAGCCCGTTGCCTCTCTTGAGCGGCGTCAAGTTGTTGTTGTTGACTTGCAGCAACTTCTTGTTGAAGTTGTGCTAATTGCTGTTTAGCTTGTTCTGCCCCAGCCATTCCAGACATGGTACTAGTGTATCCAGATGTTGCCGCAGAAGTAGGCATTGCGTACGGATTACCTCCTGCGGTGTACTCACCAAGTTTATATCTAAAGACATTACGGGTAAGTTCCTTATTTATTCCTTCGCGTTTAGCTTTACGCTGACCACGAACAAATTGACGAAACTCTTTATTATCATCACGATCTAATTTACGGCTTGCTTTGTTGTCCGTCCTAGTAGACGCTCTATTTGATGCGTTTACTTTACGAGTTTCTTTTCGGTTTAGTTTCCGGGCTTCTCTTCGGTCGCCATCTCTTCTACTCTTTTTGCTCATGATTATCTAAAGGATTGTCGGAATTTAGTACCTGCGGAATACAAATATATTAAATTACGTTCTAAATTGTCACTTATAAGTCTAACTCCTAGGAAATGATCTACAAATTTCTTATGGTTGTACCACTGCTTAGTAGTATCTAGATAAGCAGGATTTATAACACCCTCTTCTATAAACATAGACCTGTTTGTAAGAGACGTCGTAGATCCTACATTAAACACGTCATGTACATTTAACTGGTTATTTGCTATTACTGCTGCAGTGTTTGTAGTCTGTGCGCTGAGGTCTCTAAAATCATTAATATACCAGAACCTGTCAACTAGTCTAGCGTTCGTTAGGTAGTATATATCTCTTGCTCCTGACAGTTGAGTACTGTTGTACGTGTAGAAAGAAGTAAATGCAGGAGACGTATGCTTGTCTGACATGTCAGGGTAAACTCCGTTTATTCCTACTACTTCTGCCCAGTACCTAATTGCTGTAAATATTTTAGGAATTCCTACTTGGGAATTATCAATGTATTCTACCTCAAAGTTATACTGGGTATCATAAAATTTACCTGGATTGTTTAGATCTGAGTGTTCCCATACGTTTGTAGCGGATGTGTTAACAAGGCCGTAGTATTCTTTTTGCGTGTTAGCAAATAGATTTGGGAGATAACTGTGTCTGCTGCCCCATACTTTTAATTCTGGGTAATACGACATAGTCCATCCTGCTGGTCTAAAGTTTGAGGTATCAGAGAATTCAAAGATTGCTTTTCCACCGCTACTTGGGAAGCTTCCTGATATAGTTATGTTTGTCTCAGTTACTAAATCAATTTGTACATCAGAGTAGCCCCCTGTTAAAATACCAAGAAGTGCTCCTGTAGGAAGGAGCTCTCTTTTAGATAAAATAATTCTTTTGTACTTAGGATCATATACAGCGTTAAACCCAAATAGATGAGTAGGAGCGTCAAGGTTTCCTGCGTTTTCGAGATCGATATACGTTTGTATCTTATATGGTATGTTATCTAAGAACCATTTCTCCATTCCTAAGGAGCTCAGTTCTTGAATACTCTCACCCATCAGATATACCTTTCGATCTTTACGATTAACAAAGAATTGCCCAAACCTAGTAGTTAAGGAGGCAAACTGACAATCAGTACCTCCATACCCCTCTGTTGTTGGGATCATCTCGTCAGGACTTTGTTCAAAGATGTCTCCACTGCCTACAAACGCTTGCGTGTTATCACTGAGGCCTAACTGCTGTCTACCTCTAGTGACAAATAAACTTCGCTCTGTGTGCAGATAGAGGATACTTCCTAGAGTAAATAGCTTTGTAATCTCCCCTCTGTTTCTAGGAATATCTTTATAATCTAAAGACAAGAAGAATCTATATTTATCCTGTATACTTCCGTCGTCCACCGTAGATCGTATAGTTCGAGTAGGATACAGGGTAGGATTGAATAACTTCTTAGGTAAAGGAGAAGTTACTTTAATGTCTTGAACAGCAGAGTAGTTGTTCATGTACAGCAGATGTTCTGACTTTGTTTGATCATTGTCAGGACCGCTAAACAAAACATCTGCACCTGTAGATGCATCTAAGAACATACTTTCTGGAACAGTTACTCCTTCAGAGGTGTCTCCCTGGTGTCTAAATCCAAGCAAGTCATCTGATTCGCAATAAAAATTAAACACTGTTGCATACGGGTCTACTGGCCTATACTTAGGTTGCTGATTAGAACCGTTAACAGAATGTAGCCTGTAGGGATTAGTTGCCCAGTTCCCAACATCTGTAAGACCAATAGAAAAAGCGCCATTGCTCGGTCCCCTGTAGAAATTAGCTCCGTAATCTTGAGATGTAGACCTAAAAGAATGTCTATTTACAAATGTGTCTCCTCCAAATACTGTATCTGTTTTGTACACATACGGATTCTCATCATCTTGTCGTGCTCCTGCTGTGCGAGCTTCATCCAAGGCCTGATAGTAACCTGTCCAAACTAATCTTTGTTGATCAAAGGGTTTGTAAACATTAGTTTTGTAACTGCATAAGTTTACTAGATAAACAGTAGGCCAGGATGCGTATGAGCCAGGATTTGATATGTGAGCGAGAGCATTTAGTTGTGCAAGCTCATAATTTGATCCATTGCCTGACGGATTGGTGGCGGAACTCCACTTCGCTTGTGTCCACCACTGTGTTCTTTGTCGGTAGGGAGCAGAAGATGCTACTGTTAGTGGGATTGGGTAATTTCTGTGTTCGAGTAAAGCAGGAAGTCCTGATACAAGACCAAAGGCCATACATGATTCCCCAGCAAAGTGCATAAGGTAATCTGCATTTTTAAATGCCCCACTTTCAGAATTCTTAAGTAATGTGCTGCCCGTTATATATGTCTTACTGTTACTTTCTAACGCTAAAACTGTTTGATAATTATTAAGCCAGTAACCGTATTCTTCTCGATTGCTAGTGTAAAACCAACTATTTATTGTTGAGTCAGCGAAGGAGCTATTCACATAATTAGGATTATGATATCGAGTGGCTACTAGTACTGATGTGTAATAATTTGTAACGCCCGGAAGGCTTGCGAACGTAGTATCGTCTGGGTCTGTTACTGTTACAGCTTGGACCGCGTTGTAGTCGTCACCTCCACCTGACGGGTTCGTCCATTCATACCACTGTGTATTCCCGATTGTAACATTTATCCAGTCTGTATCTATCATGTAAGGCTTGTTGTCGCCTGCTTGTTTTTTGTTTCCTCCATGATACATGCGCATTGTGAGGATTTTCTGCACATCAATGTGAGACGCTCCACTAAGCGTATGTTTGTTTTTAAGAAGGTTAAAATCATGAAAAGTAAATACAGATAGCGCTTTTCTTGCTTTACCTACTAGACCAGGAATGTTTTTTATTGAAGGAAGATTTGGCCCATAGGGAAGCATACCTTTTAAAAACCAAGCATCTACGTAAGAACCGTGTACGGCGTTTGTCATACGGTTTGTAATCGCTATTTCATCTTCATACCAAGAAGGAAGTACAGCACTTTGACCTATAATAGTTTTTTCTTGTTGCTGTCTTTTTGCGTAGTAGACTTTAAAGCCTTGTACTTGATCACGTATAAACTGCGGGATAGATATATCTGTAAGAGTTACCCCAAGAATTTTTATTGTTTCTTGTAAAATTAATCCGTCCTGATCAGCATTTTGTCCAAAAAGATTTGGGAAAACTTCTCCCCCACCATCAAGTGTATTTATGAATGAGTAAATCTCATTTTTATTTGGGGGCATTTTATGGTGCCTAACTTTTTTGTTCTTTAAATCTCCTACCTCTACAGAGCTCCCATCTCCAGTGACATTAAGAACATCAAAATCCGGAGAGTCAGGGTATTTCTCATCTTCATTTTCCCAATAGCTCATTTCTTGGCTATTCTCTGAATCAATGTATTGTGTATCTGTTATTTGATACATACGCGTGTCAGGATACAGGTCTTTAATTTCGGATAACTGCAAATTAATTTCACTGTCCGCTACAGCAGTCAGTACTGTCTCTGTCAACGTACTTGTTTCGGTTACATTTACATTACCAGATGAAGCTCTTGGAAGATCTTTTGGAGCTCTTCCTGGGATATGATAGGCGTACGTTTCTGAGCCATCATTTAGAACAAACGAAATGTAAAAAGCGTATACTTCAGAGCGTCGATAGCCTTTGTACTCGTGAGACATTTTTACATCTTTATATCCCTTACGAACATTTGATGCAAAAAACCCATCTGCTAGATCGTCTTCTTGGAGATCCTTATAGATATTAAAATCATTGTTAAATATGCCTGCGATGTAGTTTGCGTACCCGTTGTTTAAAACAATAGAGTGTATTCGTTTAGGGTCGAATTTTGGGATAGGTCTTACAGTTGGTATAATCTTTATGCTATTAGCATATCTCTGGTACCCTATGTCTCCTCTAGCTCTTAGATTGGATATGTACAACCTATTGTCTAGTTGTACAAATGACTTAGCAGTTTCATATCGTACCGAATCTATAACTATCTCGGAGATAGCAGAAGCAGCTACTTGTTCTAGCCCTGTATATGTGATGTCTAAGCTTATGTCACTTGCGCCTGCTGTTGCTGGAATTTTGACAATTTCAAGTTCATACGCAAACTCGCTTGATTCTTGATTTGTCCCACCTCCAAAACGTTGTATTATAACGGGGCGTACGTGAGTGTAATTAGAGGGGAGAGGAATATCTACAGTCCATGTTATGGACTTGTTTGATTGACTTCCTTGTGGGTCTCCTGTGATAACCTCTGTTGGGATTGCATCCTCTTGAGCTGTTACAAGATGCACAGGATTAGAAGTAGCTAGATAGTTTGTTCGATTTAAATCTTCGTCTACATAAGCTAAGGCCAAATGATACGTCCCACTTACAACACCTCCTCCTTCTTCTATTTTAATATTTGTGAATTCAGGTATAAATCCTGCATTCATAAAAAGATCTAGTTTGGTTACTGTGTAATCTGCATTGCCATAAAGCCTAGAAACATTAGTTGATGTTTCTTGTCTTGTGATATTAATAACTCTTGGGGGGTTATAATCACTTATGTATTCAATATTTGTAAACGGATCTGTTTCCTTTAAGATGTAGTTATCTGTAAAGTATACTAACACATTTCCATTAACATCAATTTTAGTTGTAGCCTCTATTGTATTAGGAGCTTGGAAGTTAAGCTGCGCATCTCTATAGATGATAGTATTCTCCTTTAGGGATGTGTTTACTATTGAGATGGCAGAAGTAGAGCTGCCCTGAAACGTGTAATTAAAAAACAGAACAATTCTACCGTCAGTGAGAGGGCACTGTCCGATAATATTATCAATGGTGAAGCTGCCGACATTTACAATAGGAGAGGTTCCTTGCTCGTTAACTACTGCACCTTTTAGATAATACAAATTTGCATTCAGAGCATCTCTGTATGAACCTTCCGGCTGATCAACCCTTTCTGGGTCTTTTACCATTCCTCCTATAAACTTTTTCATTATGTGCCTAATTTACGGACATTTACATTGTCAATTTTACCGTATTCTTCCACAGGAACATCAAACGTAACCTGAGTTCCATCGGATTGCACATACGTCATCTGCCGTGCCTCTGTCACATCCCATGTCTGGTAGGTAGCATAATACACACCGTCAATTTCTTCGCACTCTTCTATTGATTCTTGATCGTACATAAACACCATGTTCGGAACACGGCTGTCGACCCAACCTTCAACGAAATCCGTATCCTCAGCCACGGCTACTCTGTATGTGTTTCCTCTTACCATTATCCTGCTACTAATACTGCAGCTCTTTGCGCTGCTATTGTTACTCCTGTTCTTACTTGATACCAATTGCTGTTTACGGTTTGCCCGAAAACTGCTTTAAATTCTTGACTGTCTTCGCCTCCAATCCAAAAGGCTCCTGATTTTATTCCTATACCCAAATGTTCAGAGTTTGAGCCAGCCCAATCTGCCGCATCGTAATGAGTCCAACCTGAACCTACGCTGGTCAATTGATAACCGCTTGAACTAAGTTTTTTGTCGGTTGTGCTGTTGTCGGGGCGTAAATATTTTGAACCCTCACCGTTGAATCGCAAATATCCTGTCGAATCAATGTGGCATCCGGCAGCATGACTGTGGTTACAAATTTTAGAACAGACGTAATTGGTAGAACTATTGACGGCTAACAGGGGGCCATTCCTACTCGAAGTTGTGGTGATTTGTGGGCCTGCCAGTCCGTTCGTGTTATTGCCTGTAAAGTAAACATCGCCACTGCTGTTTCTAAGCCACGAGCAACGGTAACCACCTGCAGCTTCAACTATATTAGTTAAGCTGTTTTTTTCTCGGGTGTAGGTCGAAATTGTGCCTGTTGAGCCTTGGCCCGTCATGTAGTCGTAACCGTAGCCTGTTGAGTATGCCTCACCACTGCTGTTAATTGCCCATGCATGACGATAGCCGTGGTGTATTTTTGTCCAATTACCTGCTGTATTTACGGTTGTCCAACTGCTTCTACTGGATGTGCTTCCATCACCACGCTGCCTGTAGCTACCGCTTCCTAAAAACATGATGTCGCCGCCTTTGATTGCGCCAAACGTATACTGTCCAGCAGTTATATCTGTCCAATCTGTATCTGTGCCGTACTGCCTCCAAGTGCCATCGCTTGTAAAATACGATGTGGACATGAAGCTAGTACTTACAGACCAATACCACAAAGTTCCGTCACTTTTAAGGGCGTGAAACTGCAAATAGCCGCGGCTGGCAGCAATCTTAGTGAATGTGTTTGCCGTGTATGCGGGTCCGATATTGAATTCTTTAGTCACATAGGGATTGGACCAAAATGAACTTGAACCATACATCTGTAATCCCGTGTTAGTAACAGAATTAGCCGTGATGCCGCTAGATCCTTGAGTCGTATAGAATCCGTCTACGTTGTCTATGTCCGCTGTTGGAACTCCTGAAATTTCTCCCATTATGAATCAATTTGAATCCAGTCGTTACTTGGATTGAAGTAAACTAAAAAACCTCCTGAGACACTACCGAGATAGTGTCCCATTACGCGAGCATATGAATTAGCAGCAGTTGGCGCGGAGGCTATAAAACTACCTGATGCACCAAGCCACAACGGTCTTCCCGCTGTCGCTCCTGTTGGCACAGATTGACTAATCTCAACTATTCCGTTAATAACGCATTGATCAGAAGTGCTTGTGACAACTCCTAAAAAGTCTTTGCTGTTTGCGTTTGTGTTATCTGCTGTTGTGTCTTGCAGCATACTAACTATAACGCCTGCGCTTGCAGAAATGCCGTTTATAGATTCGAAGACTACATTCTTTGCACCGCCTACATCATCGGAAACAAAAGCCCCTGTAATTGTATTCAGTAAAACTTTATCGGCCGCTGACATAGCCCCCTTTACAGCAGTAGTTGCTGTGTTTATGCTAATAGCTGGTGTGTTGCCTCCACTACTAACAATCGGTGCAGTACCTGTGACTGCGAAAGTCTCAAATGCAAGATTTCCTGATCCATCTGTTTTCAGGTACTGACCGTTTGTACCGTCTGTGTCAGGAAGAGTAAAAGTAAGATCGGACGTCATGTTAGTCGACGGACCTTGCAGTATAACTCCATTTGTCCCACCCATCGAAGGCTCGTTAAACTTAATGCTAGCTTGAGTAGTGCCCCCAGCTCCATTAAACTTAACGTCATGCAAAAACTGAGTAGGAGCACTAAACTGCCATAAACCTGTGCCGGAGTTAGCACTTGTGTCGTATAATAGTTTAGAACTAGACCCAACTTTAAAGTTTAAATCGTGGCCCATCGTAACGATACGAGATCCCGACAGAGTCATATCAGTATTCCCGAGATTGGTGTTTGTATCAGCTGTCTGAGCAACAAAAGATAAAGTACCACTACCATTTGTTGATAATACTTGACCATTAGTACCATCAAGAAGAGGTAAGGTATATATTTGATTAGTAGCTATTGAAGCAGGGGCCTTAAATCCTACGTAATTAGTACCAAAACCTGTCCCTTCTTGAAATCTAAATTCTGCAACATTTGTAGTACCTGCACCCTCCAATAGGAGATTAGTTGGTTTAAGTAGTATATCTCCTGTGCCTGTGGGGTCAATTACTATGTCGCCATTACTAACAGAAGTAATCTTGTTTCCATTAACATCAAGGTCACCGCCAAGCTGAGGCGTTGTGTCTTCTACTATATTACCGAGTCCCCCAGAACTAATTGTACCCCAAGCATAATCGCTGCCCGTCCACTTCAAGTACTGTCCACTACTTGCACCGCTCTGATTTAGATGTGTGTTAACACTTGCGTCTGTGTAATGTGCTAAGTCACTAATTTGACTTTCGGTAATAGTTAGTGCTGCTTGATGCTGGGTTACAGACCCTTGTGAAATGCGAGCGTTAGCAAAAGTACCTGATGTAATCTTACTTGCCCCTAACCCTGGGATACGTGCAGTACTAAATGTACCACTAGTTATTTCACTGGCTGCGTGGTTGTGCGATGAGGGTGCGAACGTAGAAGGTGTACCAGACAGACTTCCGTATGCTCCATCAAATAAAGCAGTATTCCCTGCTAAAGCTGTGCCCGCTGTAGTACCAAATCCTGGAAAAGAAGTCTTAGCAGTATTTGCCGCGACGTCCGTAGCAATATCAATTCCATCAACTGTTCCCGTAACAGAGATGTTACCCTCTACATCAAGTGCTTCGCTTGGCGATGTCGTGCCAATACCCAGATACCCTTCGGAGCTGAGGCGCATCTTCTCAAGGTTGGTGTTCGTAGTGCCAGCCGCTGCAATACCTTCACAAGTCCAAAAGCTTATCACCCCGCTATCTCCAGAACCAGCACCAGGGCCAGCCTTGAGTCGAAGGTTTCCGCCACTTCTATTTGAGTAAGTGGCAGCACCTGCTTCAAGGTGAAGAGAAGATTGAGTTGAATTTGGTTCATCCCCTCTTACGCCTAACCTTTTTTCTGCCGACGTATTGCCACCAACATGACCAAACTGCAAATCTCCGCCAAGTACAGAAAAGTTTTTATAAACTTGAAGGCCACCGTTGTAAGACATCGAAGCAATCAAGTTGTCTGCAACTAAATCTGCTCCGTCGCTAGTGTTAGTGCCTTTTGCGTAAAAGCTAAGACCTCCTGTACCGTAAGAGCCGCCGCTACTTCTAATGCTTGCTCCAGCATTGTTAGAGGTTGTATGATGCTTGAAATCAAGATGTATGGTACCGCCTGAATTAGTATTACCCCCTAACTTCAATACTGTCGTGTTGCCGTTTGGATTCGCAATTCGCGTAACGCCACTAGCGTCTGGTTCTAGAAGGACTTCGCCCGATGAAACCGAAGTAATTTTATTCCCATTGACATCTAAATTTCCACCAAGCTGTGGTGAAGTATCTTCTACTATATTGCCCAGGCCTGAACTAACTGTTCCCCAAGCATAGTCCGTTCCGGTCCATTTTAAGTACTGCCCGCTAGTTGCACTGTTTTGATTTAGATGCGTATCTACACTAGCATTTGTATAATGAGATAGATCGCTAATCTGACTTTCAGTAATAGACAAAGAAGCCTCGTGCTGAGTCACATTAGAAACAGCTACTCGAGCGTCAGCAAGTGTACCGGAACCGATTTTACTTGCATTCAAGCTAGGAATACGAGTAGTAGTAAAAGTCCCTGAGGTAATCTTACTAGCAGCCAGATTTGGAATAGCCGCACTAGTAAGACCGGTTACGCTTCCATCAAAATCAACCGCCTCATTAAAAGTAGTAAGGGCGTTCGTCCCATTAGTATTACCTAATACAGTAATCGCATCTACAGATGATTTATTTCCTGTAGTACCTGCTTGAACACTTAAAGTTAAGGTTGCTGCGCCTACCTCATTTAACTTAATAGCGGTATGCGAACCCGCTTGGAGGATAGAATCACTCGTTTTAACAGAAACGTGAGACGCGGTTGTTGCTTTCCCGTCGCTTACAAATACACCACGATCTCCTGTATCAGTTTTAGTCGCAGCTTTAAGAGCTGTAACTTTAGCAGCTTCAGCAGTTATTAAGCTTGTATTTGTAGCGACTTTTGGGTCTATCGGAGTCGCTGCAAAATATGAAGTACTATTTAAGGTTGAAAGTACAGCTGCAGCACTGGCACCAATTGCAGTTGTGCCGTCCTTACCTACGAGTTTAGCAAAAGGAATATTATTTAATACAACCGTTCCATTGCTGTTTACAACCTTTATCTGATTCGTGTTTACAATAGAGGCGGTAAGTGCTTCATTCGAAGGATACGTATTTACAGCAGGCGCATTGTTTATCGAGGAGTTTAATTTGCTTGATGCAGCTACGGCACTCGTAATTATAATCTGCCCGTTTTCAAGATATATTTTTATATTCTTCATATCAAGTTGCAATTACTTTAGTAACTACTTTTTTTACGACAACGCTTGCAAAGGTAGAAGTAGAAACAAAGAAAATGCGACATTCTATATCTTCAATGTATTCATCTACAGAAGGTTCGTGGTTTAACAAAAACCCATTCTCAAGTGCTACAGAATGATTTTCAAATTCATCGGCCGCTACAAGATCATCATCATTTAAATCAATTACACCAAACATGTTGTCATAAGTCTCAGCTCCAGTGCTCACTAATCCCTGTCCATAACCCTCACCACCGTCAATTTTCATATAGTAAATACACTCTTGTGTCGTAGGCGTTTGGTCATCTCCTGTAACTTTCACATACAATAAAGGTATTACTTCATCAGCAGCGCTAAATACAGCATTAAATTTTACTGTTACCTGTAAGCGTCGAGTAGCCCAATGAGATACTATAAGAGCGGGTGTTCCAGAATTGTCCCCGCTTGTTAGATTGTCCCCGATAGACATATCATTTAACTTAACAAAGTTAGCGGCGTTAACAGAATTAGAAACCGATCCCCACCCATATGCATCTCCACTTGTTGAAAAGGTAATAGGATAGTTAAAAGTGGTTAGCTCTGAAAGAGCGAAGGTAGCCGTAAGATCGGTAGCCGCACTAGGGTTTATAGGTGCAGCTGCTTCTGTAGCTCCAGACATAGTAGTATAATCGGTTTCATATCCTACACCACTCTGTCCAAAACTGCCTAAAAATAGAAGCAAGTCCGCTGTGGTTACTTCACCGTCATTGTTTAGGTCTCCTGAAGATCCGCCTCCAAATCCATCGTCAGCTTGTTCCTGTGTAATTGTCCCACTTAGGACTAAGTCTGCAATAATTGTCTGTGTAAGTGCAGATGTAATCTCTCCCCAACTAAGCTTACGAGTTCTTTCTTTTTCAGTATCGTACCCAGCAAGAAAAAAGTTTTCGCCTGCTGCTGCTTGAAGATCAGAAAGTTGCGCACCTGTAATCGCATCGTACATATCGAAGTCCTGAATAAGCTCAGTCCAACGATCGGCGTTAGCTCTATTAGCATCACCTGTGTTCCCCGCAGTAGGAGATGTCTGAGCTAGGTATATACCCACTGCCTGCCCGCCGGTTAGCTTCGAGTCTTTGACAGAAATCAGACCCCCTTTAAGAGTCTCTAGTTTTACAGTAGTGCTTGCATCTACTTGATTAACTGTAGAACTGGCTGCAAGAGGAAGTTTGTAGAATTGAACAGGATCGTCACTTGTATTTGTAAACTGCTCCTTTACATCTGAAGTATCGTTATAAGATACCTGTAAAGACGGACTAGTTCCTACAAAGCCGTTATAGAGACCAACAATATTATGCTTGCTGGTCTCTATAATAGCAAAGTTAGAATTTACATTCTCTAGTAGATCAGCTAACTTTATCGGCATTAGTCTTGAGGGTTAGAAAGTCCATTGCAGCCATCAAAACGGTAGGAGCAATAGACAAAGTTCCATCGTCTATTAGTTCAACCTTTTTTAAGCGGACTTTCTCATCCTCATTGAGCAATGCTTCTACTTGCTTTTTAAAGTCTGCAGCATCTTCGTCAGCGATTTCAGGATCACCATTAGAGTCAACTGTAGCCTTTGTGCGAAGCTGTTCAATATAAGTTTGTCTGTGCTCTTCAAATGATTCAACTAGAGGTTGCAGCTTGGACATATTTTGTGCGATCGTCCATCCAGTTACAAGTGGGAGCTGTGACTCACTTATAGTCTGAAAGGCTTTATACACGTTGATACACTCTTTTAATAACATGATATTTGAAATTGGTTTGCTTTACAAATATACAAATTATCCTACAACCACTACATTGAATACGTCACCGTCAGCAATACCGCCTCCAATAGCAACGCGAACTGCATTTACTGTTTGAGAAGTGTACTTAAAGAAGACAATATTGTCGGAGGCATCGCGTACTTGTACGATAACATCCTTATGATTAAGGTTGTGCGTAATAGTAAAGTATCCATTGCTCACATCACTGTTGCCTGATTCATCAATAGTATATTCAATCTTAAAGGTCCGAGCAACTCTAGTAAGAGCACTGGCAGCATGATCTTTGTTATCAATAGCCCAGTATTTATTGCCTACGGTAGTATCAAAAACTAAAGAAGGGTGCGCAGAGTTATCGTGATTTTGCTTATATGCCTCTATACCAAGTAAAGTACCAGCGGCCATAGCAGCAGCGTCTGCAAAATCTTCATCTTCTCCGTCATCTTCATTACCAAGCGTTATTAATGCGTCTCTCATATATACATTTTCCTGTTGAAGGTTAATGTATGTACCGTCTCCAATGACGTTAAGATTACCAGAGACAGTAACGTCACCAGAGAAGCTTGCAGCTGCTGCAGTGATTGTACCTGTTAGGGCTGGTGAGTCTGCAAAAACAAGAGCGCCTGTACCTGTCTCATTAGTAATTATACTTGCCAACTGTGCAGATGTTGTATTTGCGAAAGCACCGAGGTGATTAGCGGTCAACGCAACTGTACCCGTAGCATTCGGTAGTGTAATCGTGCGATCTGCACCGGGATCATCAACAGCCAATGTAGTCTGAAAACCATCGCTAGTAGCTCCTTCAAAGATTAAAGGATTAGCACTTCCAATCGTAGACCCGCCTGCTAGTGCCACATACGCAGCATCGCCAGCAGTAGCAGCGGCAGACGCAGCGCTACTTAGTATTGTAGCTTGAGATACATTGGTCACATTACCCAGTCCTACGTCTGTTGCAGTTACGGCTGCAAAAGTGGGAGCTTGTGCTGCAGCGCCTGTTCCCACTGACCGCATAAACAGGTTAGTAGCAGCTGTATTACCGGCAAGGAATGCAGTAGTATCGGCATCACTCTGATAAGGTACGCTACCTACAGCTCCTCCTGCCAGCGCACCAGCAGTACCAGTAGTGTCTGCATTTATCAATGCAAACTTTGCACCGATAGCTTTGGATGACATGATGTGAGCATCGTCATCTACAAACTCAGAAGTAATATCAATGTCATCAATTGTGTGGCCGCCTAGAACCAAACTAGCAACAGTAGCCGCACCTGTATTTAGTGCGTTCGTACCATTATCTATGTCGCCAAAACCAGTATCTATACTTCCGTTAGACAAAACCCCTACAGTAGTTATTGCAAGACCATTTATGTCACTTTGGGTTGGAGCAGCTGTGTATGAAGGTGTTCCAAAAGTACCATCATGTTTAAGAAATTCTCCGGCATTGCCTGCTGCAGGTACCAGACCTCCATTGCCTTTTGGCTGACCAGAATCAAACACGATGTCGCCGCTCATTGTACCACCAGCAAGAGCTAACTTCAAAGCAATAGCTGCGTCAGCGGCAGTTTCGTTCGCGTCAACGTCAGACTGCACAGCAGCAATGGCTGCATCTGCGTCGGACTCGTTGCCATCAACATCGCTTTGGATGTTATCAAGCTGAGTCTGAATATCGCCTGAAACACCACTTAAAGTTGCAAGCTCTGCGCTCGTGACTGCAGATACTGCAACTTTACCATCGCCATTAGAAAGAAGTGCGCGATTTGCGGTAAGATCATTTGTAGCAATCGTGCTTGCTCCACCAGTGATATCACTAGTGCCCCCAGCTCCTGTAGCTCCAATGTAACGGTAGCCTGCAATGTAGACTACGTGAGTGTCGGTAAACGTTGTCCATGAATCAGAGTCCTCAAAGCTGCCAGTACCATTCTCATCCTCTGGAGTCCAGTACAGCATACCGGCTTCATAGTCGAAGTACCAATCGCGGTTAGCGTCTGAGCCAAAGATGACTTGCGTAATATTGGTATCGGTGGTGTCCCCATCCCAGTTTGCTGGTCCGACATATACCTTAACCAAATATCCAGCACCAAATGTTGGTCCTAGCCAGTTAGTAGCCCCAGTCTTCCAAGACCGTTTGAAATTGGTCTGCAGCGGCATAGCTGGCGCATCACCATTAGGTGTACACGTAGCCACAGCAGTAGTACTGCCAGGCTGCGTTCCTGTATGACTAGCATACACCTGTACATAGGCGCTCGTAGCACTAGGAGGGACAACAGGAACGTTTGTTGTGTCTGCCTCTCTCCATATAGAGCTCGGCTTTACTGCAATAAAGGATGAAGAAGTTTCACCCGCAGGCGTAAATTCCTCGCTTCTTCCGCTTTTGTTAGCACCAAAAGCAACTTTTTTATATAAGAGATCTAAAATCTCTTCACTAGAAAATCCAGCCATGTTGTAATTGTATTATTGTTCAAAGCACCCAATTTGTTCGATGAAATCTCCGCTCATTAATTTGACTCGTACGTACACCTTAGCGTCACTACCTGCGTTCCATCTTCCACTGCCTGCATTGATTTCAATAGTTTGTAGACTTGTTGCCTCGACATCTAAAACTCCACCAGAAGCACACCCAGTTCCGCCTGCGCCTGCAATGCCAGTGCCAGCATAAGAAACAGTAGCAGGAACCCAGCCTCCTGTATTTCCACCAGAGCTATTAGCTGTTAACAAACTGTTGCTAGAAGAAGCATCAAAAATCTTAAAAAAGACATTACCTCCTCCGTCTAAATCTCCCTTGAATTTGAAATCAAACTTTTGAAGAGGTTGGTTACAGGGAAAGGCGTAGGTAATGTATTGTGCGTCGCCTTGAGTACGACCAGTTAAATCAAGAGCTGCTGGAACAGTGTCTGCATAGACAAAAGAAGCATTTGTAAAATCTCCAATTGAATGGGTTACTCTCAAAGCATTATTAGTTCCTGTTCCAAGCTGAGGCGATGTAATAGCGTCATGATTCTTAATGCTGAAAGAGCTAGAACTGTTATTACCATACTGCTGACTCCAAGCACCATATGAACCAACGGCATCAGAAGGAGTGTCCTCAGAATTTCCGTTTGTATCAGGATCTTTTACTCGTGCCCCCGCAGTGTCACTGGTATGCAAGGTGTTCATCAGATTATTTTCAAAAGGAGCAAGCAAGTCAGAGGTATTTGAAGGCTGGTCATAAAAGTAATAGTACTCCGTATTACCAGTGCCTACTGCTGTAGCAGAAGAGCTTCCATGAATAGACTTAGCTGTAATTGTAGGAGATCCAGCTTGGCTAATAGAAAATAAACGATATTGATCTGCTCTAGTCGTTACGCCTGTAATGTCGTGGCTACTAAAATTATCATTTTGCTGCACATTTGCGTTTGTGCTATTAGGCAAGTCAGCATAAGTCAGTGCACTAGGCGCATTGCAAACATCTCCAGCTCCAAAAGTTACACAGTTATTATCGCTAGTACTGCTGCTAGCTCCATACACTTTACTGTTGTTAGGTATTAGTTGTCCAGTTGATACTTCCAACTTAAACGTAGGATCTTTAAAACAGGGCAGTCCACTAGTATATCCTGCCGTGCCGTTTGCAGTTTTTGTAAGGATGGTGCCCCCTGCTGTATTAAGAGAGACTACACTAGCAGAATTACCGTCGGCTGCAATATAAATTGTTTGTGTCACCGGGTTGTTTCCCCCAGAGTCATCTACCTTAAATACATTATATCCATCAGTAGAAACATCATTAGCTGCTACTGTGAATGAAGCTACTCCTGTAAAAAATCCGTCAGAGTCACCTCCTGTATTTGGGAAGTCTCCTGTTGTAACGTTAAGCGTTAAGGAACCGCCGTCATCGTGAGAGCCTGCAGCAAGTGTTGCAGATGTTGCCGTTGCGCTTGCAAGCTCTACAGATTGATCATTTAAATGAAATCTAAGCTGTGTCTGCGCTAAATTGTTTGGGTTACTTCCGCCAGTAAAACTAAAGGTTTTAGAGTAGTCCTGACTTGAAGTAGTCTCCTCATCGACATCCCACGCTACTACTGTACCTGCTGTTGTAGTTAAGCCTGCGTTTCCATTAACTGAATGAGATAGGGCGCTACCTGAGGTGTTTTTACCAATAAGCCGAGCAGCAGAGGTACTAATACCTATAGACAAGCCGCTTTTTGTAGACCATGCAGCTGGACTCGTAGGAACTAAGTTACCCAGCGTTTCATTCAATTGGTCAATTGCATCTACAATTAACGTATCTGCAGTAAACGATGCGATTGCAGGGCTGTTGTCCGTTAAGTTACCGCTAGAAGGACTACCTAAAGTAGTACTACCTGCAGGTACCCAGTTAGTACCAGCAGCATGGCCCCACTCATTACTAGAGTTGTTATCGCCGGTAATGTCACCACCTGTTCCTGTAAAGATGTAGGCCTTGCCAGTATCTTTTGCAACAATGATAGACCCGGTACGCCTTGCATTAGCCGGGATAGCGATGAGATGATCATTCGCAAAGTCGTCGATAATGTGAATCCCAGCAACGTTATCCCCAACCACATCCACAATAGGGTATGCAGTGTTTTGATTTTCAAGTGTATCTCCAAATTTGATTGCCATATCAAGAATATTTTAGTTCTAGATTTAATATAAGATTATCATCAAAAGCTCCAGGTTGATTTGATCTGTAAGCTTTATATGTAGGAACCGCTGTCCCTACGGTACGAGCAAAACCACTGCCACTGTTATCGTAAAGTGTCCAACTATCTGTGTAGTTTGCAACACCTTTACCTATTACTTGAGCCGCAACTTCCCCTAATGTACCTGATCCTGGTATTAAAATCCAAGTAAAGGTACTATTATTTTCTGTATTATTGTTACATTGTACCTGTAAACTTTGCACAACCTTCGAGGGGTCTACTAATAGTGTAGAAGTTATTGTACTAGTTGCGTTGGTTAGTAAGTCTTGTACAGAGCTTACAGTAGATGCGGTAGATGTGATTACATAGAATCTATGCCTGTATTTTATATGTACAGTTTTTAGAAGAACAGTAGTTGTATTTGTACCTGGAAGTTGATATGCAACCTGCAGTCTAATATTTCTTTGGCCTATTGCAGTTGATACTGGAATACCAGGAGAAGAGTATGCAATAGATTGCACGTATGGAACATTTAGTGCACCGTAATCAGTTATGCTTTGTTGCGCTAACGCAATGTGATTTCCTACCGTAGTAGTATCTACTATAATCAGCGGGTAGCCGTTGAATAAACTTTCAGGATTATTAAAGGTTATAGTCATCGCAGATGTGTTTGCTGCAAGACCGCACTCGACTATTAAGTTTTCTTCTTCTGAGATTGATGCTCCAGTACCCGCAATGCTAATTGCTCCTATGCTAGGAATTAAAAATGGGGCAAGCATGTCTCTCATAAGAACTTCTACTGCTGTTCCGCTGCTGTAAGTGTCTCCTTTTTCAGCATCTCCAATAGTATTAGTTACTGTTAAGGCTTGATCCAAGGTAGAGCTACCTCCGTCTGCTTCTGCCCAAACGTATGTTCCATTAACGTACTTGAGAAATTTGTTTGTTACAGGTACAGGAACATCTCCTAGATCTTCTAGTTGATGCGGGCTTGTTTTAAAAAATGCGTTTAGCGCTACAGCTGTTGCAGTTACATCAGCTCCCCAAACAGCATTATTTTCTGTTATTATGTCCCCGTGTGCAAGTCCAATAAATACTTTAATCTCCTTAGACTGTGTTTCAATATCTATTGCTCCTCCTACTACTCGTGCAAAAAGTTCTTGCGTAGGAAATGCACGCACACCTAATATCGTGTTTGTGTTTGTGGCATCTACTGTTTGAACTGTGTGCTGTCCACCACTTGCTTTAATTTTATACTTGTTTGCCATTACTCCACTTTAAGCGTTCCTGCACTTATTTTAACTGCGCTGAGTCCTGGGTTTGATTGTACAGGGAGTCTAAGGAATACAGTAGCTGATTGTACACTTCCTACAAGGGTTGTTTCGTCTCCTTGTATTTGTGTATCAGTACCACTGAGGGCATATGTAGTTGTTCCTACAATTGTTTCTTGACCTGTAGAATTATTAACCATCACTACTTCTATATCTAAATCTCCTGCCCCGTCATCATTAAATGTTAAAGTGTAAGCATACGTCAAAGTCATAGACGACGTAAGTCCGGTGAGAAGCCATTGATTGCTGGCGTACGTAATAATAGATGTGCCGTCAATTGTGCTTAAGTCTGTGGATTGTGGATTAAGCAATTGCACTGCAGCAGTTATACCTGCTCCGACGGCAATTCCATCTGTTGTAGTACTGCTCCAAGAAACGCTAGTTGTTCTACGGGTTAGGTTTGTAGCAGCACTCTTTGTAGGAACGCTGTTTGAAATAGTTGCGCTATCTATAAGTGTTCCGCCCCCATTTCTGTCTAGTGACTCACGTCTGTTGAGACTCCCAAATCCTTCTGCGTGTCTGTTAATGTTAGGAATGAGTCGTACCCATTGATCCATAAAGGATTCGTATGCATCAATATCTGGATAGTTAGCTGCATTTCTAGCTTGAGTGCAATAGTACTTCCATTGCATTTCTGCAAATTCATACCCAATCCCATTTTGAGATGGGGTCATATTACCCAGCAACATCTTTTTATATACGTACCAGAACATAGCCTCTTTAAAACTAATATCGTCTGGGATAAGAGGGTAGCAGTCATCATCTACGGGAAAAGCCATATAGCTTAAGCATACTTTGCCTGTAGAAAAAGATGTCTTAATCTTATCTGCTTCAATGTAATAACATCGTGACGTTACTTTATTATCTTCTATACAGTCAGGACAGTCTGTGCTTCTTGGAAAATGAGATCGGCATTTTGTTAAGATAGCCATGTCGTCTGCTCCCCCAAGTTGATTCTCTAAGACTTGCAGCCTAGAGTTCATTTCATTTAGCGTATGGTTAGATGCTCCTGTTCCGTTTATGATATTGTCTATTCGTTCTAAGAGCGTATCCATTTGCTCTGAGATAATTACAGACTCAGCTGTTTCGTTGATAGCTACTTGATTAATGTAAAAGAGATCACTCGGCAATGCAGCTTTGTAATCTTTTACACTTAAGACGCAGTTACGCAACTCTAGCTGAGGGGCAGCACCGATATGCTCAAGTGCTTCTCCCATCCACTCGACTGCATCATCTATCCAATTATCTGTGTTAGGGTTTATGTCCCTAAAGATCTTTCGGATAATGACCTTGCTAGATGTTGTTTTATATATTGCCATGCTTCTTAAATTTGAGATAGGCTAATTCGTCTTCCTTCAGTAGCTTAGTTAATTTTTCCTTATTCCCCTTTACACCTCGGGTAGGGGTGAACCTGTATGCCGTTTTGTTGGGTATTTTGCATCTGTGCTTTTCCCAGTGGTACTTGCAATACCACGGATCAGTGTAGTATATAAACCACTTTGATCCTTCAGGGTTGTCCTCTGAGAATAACGTTTTACCCTCAGCTAATAACTCCTGTTTGTATTTATTACTCTCCCACCAATCTATCGTAGGCTTGGACGGATTACGCTCAATCCTACGGATAGAAAGGTTTGAGAGATTGTTCTTCATATTAAATACACTTCCTTCAAGAATTCCTTCTATAACCTCCATGTTGAATCTTTCGCAAATCTCTTTAAAGAGTTTTTTACTAATAGGTTCTTCTACTAACGTAGAGTAGCTGCTATATACATTCTTGAATGTGTGCATTTATTTAGCGCTTGCCCCCTTTTTTCATATACCCCATCTTGTTACGGACAGAAGTAGGAAGTTTCTTTAGGCCTTTTTGATCGTCGCTAGGATCTTTTAAACCACCTGCCTGCATTTTACCTTGTAGTCTACCTACACGCTTTTTCAGCCTGTCAGTTTTTCTGGCAGAACGTGCAGTTCTTCGGTCTATTGGTTTTTTAACTGATGCTGCAGGAGCTGCACTTTTAAGTTCGGCTTGTAAAGCTCGAGTGTCTCCTTGAGGGCTCATGCCCGTTCTGCTTGCTGTTGGCTTTGTTGAAACTTTTGCAACAGGCTTCTTAGCAGCAGGCTTAGCTGCTGGTTTAGCAGGAGTTGAAGACTTAATAGTAGGATTTCGCTCTGGGTTTTTAGGAGCGGGCTTAGGTGCTATTTTGTTAACCTCCGTACGCATAGGTCCTTTACCGTACGCTTTGTTGATCTGATTCTGTACTCTATTGTACTCAACAGTTCCTTTAGCATACTTTTTACGCTCAGCAATCAGCTTATCCAAGTTAGGGTTACGCTTCTTTGCGTCTGCATATGTACCTGGTTTTGGTCCAGTAGAAGCTGGTTTTTTAGCTGCGGGTTTTGGGCCTGGAGCATTACTTAATTCTTTAAGCTTACTTCCTACTTGAGGTTTTGCACCACCCCCAGTTCCTTGGGGAGTGTTTTGTTTTTCTTGTCTGCTAGGGCCTCTTTGTGCTGCTGCTGCTTTTGAAACTTTTTCTGCTTTGATTCTATTAGCTGCAGCCTTTGCTTTTTTTGCGTCCTCCATCTGCCGAGATACAGGACCAGCGGCTTCGTACTTACCTTTTTTCATGCCCCCAAACGTGAGCTCTTTATTTGGTTCCAAGAAGCTCCCATTCTTGTACATCGTCTTTTTGTTGCCTCCATACATTTTCTTGGAGGGTTTTTTCATATATGCCATAGGTTCTATTGTTATTGTAGAAATTAACACTTACATCTCCATCTGCGGAGAGCCTTATTAATTCTTGAGTTAGGATCTTTTTTTGTTTCTGTTCCTGTGCGACTACGTTTCATACCACACATTCTTGCACAGAAAGATTTACGGCGAGATTTTTTTTTGCCTGTGGGATTTTTTTCTGTTACAGCTTTAGATAGAGTACTTCCAGGATTAGCCCTTCGGTACGAAGCGATGCCTGCGGAGTTAAGTCCGCCTGAGTCACTTTTGCCTTCTTTCCTTTGCCATGCGGGAGATGCCATGATTACTGCGTATCTTGTTGTCTATCGTTTTCGTCGTCTACTAAGGTACTAATTAATAGTTTAAGTTCTCCATTAACTAGTCCTGAGGTTATTGCTGAAACCATATCAGCAGGTATAGGGAAAGTAGAGTTTGCATCATAGCAGTTTTCTTCACAGCTTTTTATTCCTGCAAGCTCTTCTGGATCTTCAAATACACCTCGTATATTTACTTGCTCCATTCCCTTAGGATTGTAGATATACATGTAGTCTTCTATCATGTATGCCTTTGCGTTATTTGCTGTGTATTTATCAGCAGATAGCCATTGAACCTCATATGGCTCGATTATAGGTATTCTGCCTAATCCTGTTATGTCTCCTACATGTGTGATCGCATCACTAAAGTTGAAACGGACAGTGCGTGGTATTTTAATTGTGGTTCTATAGACTGGACAAGCTGTTGTAAAGTCACAAGGGCACTTGCTAGCATCTACTTTAATAAGACTTACACACCCTAAGTCCTGTTCTAGGTGTCTTGTTATAAGTCCGTTACGCATAAAATCTCTGCGAATAAACATCGCACGGTAATGCTTAATGTTGAATTTAATCTGTCCAACAGATAGATTCTCATCATTATGGGACCTGCCAGCTCTTAGGAGATTTAGCAGGTTGTATGCAATTTCATTCAGTGTCATCGAACTTACTCTTTATTACTAATAGCTCTGAGCACTTTTCGTACTCTTCGCCCTCTTCAAAATATGCTATTACGTCATCTATAATTAGCTCTACAGTTTCTGGCGCCTTGGGATCAAACGGAAGAAACACAATCCTACCTGATTCTGTTTCTTGTAGTAAAAACTCTTCTACATGAACTTTCCCAGTTAAAATTTGATATGCGTTTTCGTAGGCCTCTCCAAGGATTTCAATCTCTTCGTTGATGTCCACGTCATCATCGTCGTACTCTTCGTCATATGGTAGATCATTAAACATTGTATTGATTATATCCTTCCATTCCCCGCGCCTTACTCCATATATATGCCTGCCCTGTTCGCTTGGACTCATATCCCATTTGCTTGTGCCAAGAATCGTTAGGACAAATAGAAGGAATGAAACGGACTTTGATTCCTCTGTACTCATTGACTTGTTCTTTATGAAAATGTCCACAGTGTGCTTCCCTATGAGAAGTGGCTGCAAACATTTCTGGTTGTTCTGTTGCCATGATTAAAGGAATGTTTTGGGCCTTCTCTTTATCGCCATGTGTAAACATGAGCATATTCGTTCCGTACCTGTAGTACTTTCTAGGCTCGTTGTTATTGTCTACTGTTACTGCATCGTCATTGCGGTACCATCCATCTATTACATCTCCTACGTAATACATTCGTTCGTAGTCGTGATTTCCAGAAATGACTATGACGTCTACAGGTGCTATTGTTTTTAGATAGTCTATAGTGTAGACCATCAGTTTCCAATATCCTCGAAAACTTTTCTTCCAATCCATGTAGTCCTGCTGCGGAGTTCCTTTAGTAGTTGTCTGCCGCATACCTTCTGAGTTAAGTCCGTCGTTACCTATGGGTAGGATGAATCGTTCTATATCTAGTCCGGATGCTTTCGCTACTAAGTTTTGCACAACTCGTATATATTCTTTCTCTTGAAAGTCATACGGTAATGGCATATCTACTAGCTTCCCGTAATGTATGTCTGGGAGAGATATCTCATATGCAATAGGATCATCAAGTTCTTTGTACTCTTTGTCAGGATATATAGGAGCATAGTCTTGTGCAAACTCTTGCACCTCTTTTCGTATACTGTCTATATCAGGTCCATCAGCAGTTACGATAGAGTATCGTAGATCTCCTGTAGATGTTTGCCAGAACTTTACGCTCGATACAGATGCCTCGCTTATACCATGAGTTTTAAGAAACTTCTGTAAGCTAGACGTATTTACAACATCCTCTCTGTCTAGTTTATTACCAGACACATTTTCATTTTTAAGCTCTCGCTTAACAGCCCCTAATACTTCTGTAGCCTCTTCGATAGAACAATCTAATCTATGAGCTAAAGCCCAGGCACCTTTTTTAAGGTACCCAGGCTTAGCTAGTAGAAATTGTCTTATGTACTCTTTTGACCTCATCCTATTATGGGTAAAATTGGAACAACTTGTTCAGGAGTTACGTCCTCTGGTAGTTGTTCTTCTTTAATTGTTTGCAAACTTATTTCTATTGTTTGCTGCATAGTTTCTTCAAGCGCTGCAAGCTGAGACTTTCTCTCACTGATGAGATCCGAGTGCTCTTCTTCAAGCTTTTTGATTCCTTCTTCGTCTTCGGCTTCTGCTAGCTTATGGGCTTTCCCAGAAACTTCAATAAATTCTGCAGAAGGCTTAGCAATTTCTTCGTACTTCTTTAGAAGCTGCTCTAGCTCTTTAACATTCCGGGCTACGATTATAGAGAATCGTGCTCCTTTGTGTTGTTTTACTGCTTCAAGTCCCTTGTACAACTCGATGGCATCTGCCACCTTCATTTCAATTTGATGATACATCTGTTTTGGTTGGTTGGTTTGCGTATTAATTTATAACTACTACGTGTAGTCTTCTCGTGCTCGAAGGTCGCTCAGCGCCGTCGTTTATTAGTGTTACTTCTATCTGTCCCGAAGATACGGAAACTAAATTAGTATAAATACCTCCCTCGAGGTTAGTACCTCCTACGTCAGGAGTAAGTAGAGTTACCATTACGACTGAGTCGGCAGTAACAAAGGAGTTATTAATGGCAAAAGTTTTTGAGGTCATTGTTCCAATTGTATCCGCATACAAAGTAATAACTCCTGCAGCAGCATTCATTGTTACAGCAGTAGTGAGGCTGGTCTGTTGTGTCACAGCCCCTACCGTAGAGGTCTTAAACTTTCCTACTGTAACGTCTCCTGCAGTAACGTCTCCTAGAGTTACGTTTCCGAGAGTTACGTTATCATTTGCTTCTACAAAATTACCTTTTGTAAATCCAACAGTTACTGTATTTGCAGAGTTGTCTTGAGCGATTGCAATGTTAGTTCCTGCAGTAAGAGTTTTCATCTCAGGTCCTGAGGTTGTTCCTACTGCTATTTCTAAGTTTGCATCAAGTACAGCATAACTTAAACTTGCGCCTCCTATTAACAATCCTTTGTTTGTAAATGACGCAACACCTGTTCCCCCATTTGCTATGGGTAATTGTCCTGTTACATTAGTTGCAAGGTTTACACTCGAAAGAAATGCAGAACTAGCGTTACTGCAGGTGCTTAGATCAAAAGCTCCAATTCCTGTGAGACTGCTAATGTTTATATCACCAGGAGTAACAGCTAATGTTAGGTCATTAGTATTTTGAGTTACAGTTACACCTGTACCCCCTACAATATCTCTTTGAGAAAGTGTTCCAAGAGCAAATGTTTTTACAACTCCTGCACCACCACTACCTAAAGTTGTAATAGTTTTTATTGCAGCAGACAAGGCTGCAAACTTTGTGGTGGTAGACCCATCGGCCATTACAAAAAAGTGTGAGCTCGTTGTACTTGCTACTGCTGTAGCGCTAAGATCATTTATCTTTACGTTAGCCATTTTATTAAGTTATTAGGTTGTCCGAGCCTTGTGTTATTAAAGGACTCCCTGATTGAGTTGTGATAAAAGTTATAATAGGTGTAGGGGAGCTGGAAGCTCCATCATTTCCTACAGTAACCGTAGCTCCAATTGTTAAGCAGTCTCTGCACTCTCTTTGTACGTAATCTAAAAATACGTTTATAAGCTTCCAACCAGGTCGAGCTGAATTGGTTACCTGCAGACAGTCTAGATCTTTTTTATCTTCTGCGTTTACTTGATAGTCCTGTAACAGGTATGCTATCAAAGTTAGTTTGACATTCTCACCAGTGTCACACTGTATTCCTCCTATCATCTTTGAATAGAGGGCGTGATGCTTTTTGCTGATACACGTACGCAATGCTGCGAGTCTATCAACTATGACCTGGTTGTTGTCGTATGATTGTACTGTAGTAGCCATTAGCATCCACATGCGCAAACCTCTACACAGAGAGTATTTGCTTTGTTGTACATACTTACAGCGTGGTCGTAGTTGCTTTCTTGTTCAGCAGCAAACGTTGCACCCTGTAACATTAAAAATACTTTTTCTGCTCTAAGCAGATCTTCTTTACACTTGTCACATTTGCAATGACATTCTATTGCTGCGTCAACAAGCTTTGCTATGCAGCAGTCTATTTGACACGATGCTACTGTATACAATGTCTGCATAAGAGTAGTATCTGTTGCATTTTCATTGTTTACTCCGTCTGCATCTATATCGTAGTTGAGAGTAGTAGCATCATGCAGCTCTACTGATATGACTCCTACAAATGCTGTAGTTGAGGTTGTTGTAAATGCTAATACTCCCCCACTCTCAGTCCAATCACTGGCGGTTAAGTACAGTTGTACTGTCTTACTCTGATCGTAGATGTAAATCTTTTCGATTGTAGTTATGTCAGCGATGGCATTCCCGAACATATCAAGATGTCCGTTCGCTATTCTCCCGCTAATCGTTTTACAATTAGTAGAGGTATTTAAGAATCTTACGTCTGCAGCAGATGCCATGTTATTCTGTTTTCAATTAAAAAAGCCTGTAACTCACAAAACCTCGCACTGCGCAAAGTTTAGGTTACAGGCAGCTGCAAAGTTATAAGTGATAAGGGGGAGAGCTCAATTGCCCTCCCCATTACCATAATAGATATTACCAAACGTACTTGGCAGACTCCAATACATTAGTATCATTTGTGATACCAAATGGAACAGTGATGTTCTGACTAGCTGTATCTGCCGCAATTTTAGTATCAGCACCAATATAAAGAACCACCTGGTTCAACTCTCCTGCAGGTGCAATACCTGTAGAGCTTGGCCAGTTGTGTGCGTACTCAATAGTGATCTTGTGATACTCATTTGCTGCTTTAGCAAGTGTAGCAATTGTTTGTGGAAGGTACATTCTGTTGAAGTTACCTACACGGCTTTGGCAACGAACTTCTTCTCCAGCGACCTGCCAAGCATTACCGGTACCAAGTACCTGTCCTGTCATTCCTATAACAACTTTGTTAGCAGCAGTAGAAGCAACAGAAACAGAAGCACCTGCATTGTCTATAACAACAACATCAAAAGTAAATCCAACATGCTTAGACTGAAGATCCAAAGAAGTACCAGTACCAGTGTCAGTAGCAGTAACGAGCTTGCTCAATAAAGCGTGACCGTCAATAGCAATCTTACCTGCAGAACAGAAAGTAGCAGTGTCGGTACAGTTAAACTCAACACTAATAGCCTTGTGATTGGTGGTGTTGAATGCTCCCAATGGGAACGGCTCAGTTCCAGACAAGATAGATAAGTTGCTTCCAATCTGGTCGTAAAAGCTAAGCTGGTCAGTAGGCGTAGTGCGAACAATAACCTTCAAGGTTACGCTATTAACATTAGCAGCAGTGAAAGTACCATTTGGAGTAACAACCGCTTTGTGTCCTGCAGTTGCTTGGTACACATCAACGCTAAGACGCTTAATAGCGCTTGTAGCAATTACAGGTGTTGCGATAGCATTACCTGTTCCGCCCTGTACAATCTGCAATTCTTTTCGTAACCACGCAGGGTTAGCAAGTGTTACAGCAGCTGATGCGGCAGGATCACTACCATCAGTGTCAGTATCCAGTGGTGAAAGTGTCTTCTGAAACAAAGCGGCAACAGAGAATGCTCCGTCTGCCCATAGTCCAACTTCTCCTGCTCCTCCTGAGTTAAAGTTGCCTGTGGCTGTTAATATTGCTCCGTTTTGTACGAAGACTTGTGATAAATTGGTTCCCATGTTAGTTTTATTTAGGGATTAAACGTCAAATTTATTCACTCTCTAGGACTTCCCTAGATTGTGAGTTATACCTCGGGTCAGATATGGCCTCTAGTATGCTTTGAACTGTCATCTCCACGATCTCCTCGTGAGTGTGGGGAGACAGCTCACAACCTACGTTTAGGATAGAATCCATCTGCCTAGGTTGTCGTATGTATTTAATATTGACAAATGTAGTGAAAAAAGTATCGTCACTATGTACGTCAATAAAGTTTTCTTGAATAGTGTATTTAATCTTGTCGTAACTAGTCGTATTAAACGGATCATCAAGTAACGCATAAAGATCATCATGCTGCACATAGCTCATTTTTTCCTTTTGTCTTGTGCCTGCGTCCTTGTACGTTCGATACGTTACAGTTACAGTAGCAGGTTGAACAGACGTTGCTTCTTCTTCCTCTCCTGCATCTAATGGATTAGTCCATATAGCCTTAATGGGTAGATCAGCAATTGCACCCGACAACAGGAGCACGAGAGTATTAGAATCACTCGTAGGAGTTAACTCTGAAGCAGCCCATTCTTCTATGTCGTATGCAGGATCTGTTGTTAATGATTCTGCCCCAAAAGCAGGATCAGACATAGCGGGTGCAATATCTGCTATCAAACTTTGATCATAGTTCTGCTTATTAAGTAAGTATGGTAAGTCCATACCTGCAGCATTAGAAATCAAAGGAGTTCCACCAGCAGTAATACTTGTGAGTATCCATCCTGGATTAGTCGTAGGTGTTAGCGGTACGCTGACCGGCTTATATGAAAGCACTGCATTTTCAAATACAATCGGGATATGACAATCGTAAAAAGTATCTCCTACAGCGTTTACTAAGAACATGTAGTCATTAGGTAAAGGCGCTCGGTCTACGTTAAATCCCGTTATAGTTGTGCCTCCGTAAAAGCATTTTACTCGAGAGTCTACTACTAGAGCTCTTAAGTCATCTATACGCTTTTGAGATTGCTCAAAGCCATCACGGTATTTATTACCCATAGGAGAGTAACGTTGCTTAATAAACGAATCCATCGCACTATTAAGCTCGTGATCAATCTCTTGTGGTAAGAGATTGTCAACCTGGAAAGATGCAATTTTTTGCACCCCCAGGTTGACAGCAATATGCATCTCTTCTATAGTCATTTAATCTCTTTGAGTTGTGCCCTCATTGCATTAACCTGCCCTGAGTTCTTTTTATTATTAAAGTACACTATAGCGTCAGTGATATTCTCACCAATGGTTTCATCTGCATAGATGATTTGATTACCAATAGTTCGAAGCACACTTAGCTCAATCATCTCTTCGAGTTCTGCACGTACATCAAGATTCTTATCTGTACTCATTTTAAGAAACATTGCAGGTTTCTCACTTTTGATACTGTACAGTTGATTCTCTATCTCCATGTCTGTAAGAGTCTCTGGTCTTGCTCCTTTAGACAATACTCGCAATAGTCTGCGCATCTTATCCATGTCAGCAGAAATCTTGATAAACTCCTTATCTGCCTCTTTCTTAAGCTTAACCTCAACATTTTGTTTCAGCAAGTCTTTTTGTGGATCATATATATAGAACCGCTTTTGTCCGTCAGATTTCATTATTTCTTCTGACTCTGCAACTTGTCTGTGCTTCAAACACCACTTGTAGATTAGGTAATCCATTACATTCTCTGGGTTACCGCTTTCATCTACTGCGATGTTTAACTCCTTTCCTTCGAAAGGAACCTTCACACTCATGCTAGACCAGAAATCTTTTTCTTCCTTTGGCCACTTTTCGTGTCCTGGAGGAACGTCTAAAATCTGCGCTAACAGTTTGTGTGATTCTTCACCTTCTACACCTCGTAAAGGCTGTCGCCCTACATAGATGCTTCCGATGCTAATTTTTGCTCCTGCCCTTACCTCTTTGGGTAAGAAATTAAGAGTCTCTTTTCTGCGTATGTATATTGTTCGCATGGTTTGATTGTTCTTTTAAGTTTAGAAAGAATAACTAAGCTGTTCTTTTATAAGAAGAATAACTTAATAGGGGTTTTTGGTAAGCAGGGGGACCACTCGATAGCAGTCCCCCCTGTGCAAACCAAACACAAATTACGATGCCACACACTGGAGATCAAGCGAAGTATCGAATCTGCGGAGCAGGATACCAGCTGTCTTCAACATGTGTACAGATGCACCGTCTATGTCACTAGCGCGAGTGTCAGACTCAGCAAATCCCTTAGGGACAACTGAACCAGCAACAGCCCAACGCAACATTTCACGGCCTTTCTTATTAATCATCTGGAGGTTGTTTTCTCCGTCATAAGAAGACTGGTCGACAAATGTCATTCTGTACGATTCCAATGGCAATCCAGATTCTGGGTGCTTAGCAGAAGCTTGAGCAACAGGACCGTGATCCATCAATGGTACCTTAACTACATTCACTCTATGACCATCAACGTGCTCATAAGAATTGAAGTAACCAGTGATACCTAAGCTACGTCCGCTACCTGTGATAAACTTAGACTCCGTAGTTTGGAGATAAGGGGTATTACCATAGTAAGCTTTCATTGCTTTATCAAACTCACGTGCTCCACCAACACCGGTGTACAAAGTCACCTGCTTATCAGTAGCGTCAGTCATTCCGTAGAACAAGTCCCCAATCACGTTCTCAATCTTTTGTTGAGTGAGAGTAGAGTAAGTGTCCTTGTTGATGATTTGCTCAAACAAACCTGGACCTGCAATTACAGGTTGTCCGTTTTCGTCAATCATCTCATTTACACCATTGTCACCATATGTCTTCTGGCCATACCAGTAGTACATCTCACACTCTTCTTTAAACTTGAGCATGTGACGGTACTCTTCGTAGTCCATCCACAATTTAGTCTTAGAACCCTCACGAGTTGGAAGCTCAAATTGTGCAACATAATCCTTAGCATTACCAGACATGTGGTAAGACTTACGTACTGTTCCGATCTTAGAACGAACCAAGCCGGGCGCTGCCCAGTTAGATGCATTTCCACGAGAGAAGTCTACACCTACTGATGCAAACAACATACCGAAGAGAGCGCCATTAACGACGTCTGCGGCAGGCATGCTAGCTTGATCAGGAGATACGAGCTTCAATGTATACTCATATCCACCAGACACAGGCTTAGGCTGCTCCATAATACGAGCAAGTACACCAGACTGTGAAACCAAGGTATATGGGAAAATAAACCACTTGTCAGGGAATGTCAATTTGAACAATTGACCGCCTGCACCTTGAGCTGCAGACAAAGCTGTTGCGTTAGACACGGGGCGGACATTCACTTCGTGAGTTTTTACACGGTACTCATACTCGAAACGGTCGATAGATTTAGTGTTACCTACGCCTTCCGTAAGGAAAGACAAAGGAAACTTCTTCTCTTCGCGTCCTGCGAGGTGAGTAATAATTGGAGACAACTCTTCTGGTTTCTCCATCAAAGCATTAACCAACGAGTTAGTGTCGGTCATCTGCTGATCATTGTAGTACGTTTTTAGTACTTGCGTTAAAGCCATAGTTTTAGATTTAAGTTAGTTTTTATTGTAGGATGCTTCCAAGATCTAAATCGTCAAAGTTGACGTTTGTAGATCTGCTTTGTTGTTTGCGAGCGCTCTTTACTCTCTCTTCATTTGAAACAATTCTGTTTCTCAAATTCTTAGCAGCTTGAGTTTTCGCTTTCTTTTCGATTACACCGTTAAGATCAAATCCGCTATATAGCATGTAATCTATAGCTAATTTGACATCTGTTGCTGCTTCTTGATAATCTAGGTCTCTTTGTGTTTCCCCGTTATCTCCGACAGATGCAGATATGTATTCGAAGAAGTTTGACTTCTCTCGGTCTGGAATACGAACTCCAGCAAACTCATTTCCTGATTCGATAGTATCAGCTACCTCACCCCAAAACTCTTGCTGTTGTTCTTGTTGTTGCTCGTACTGTTCACGCTGTTGAGCCATCATTTGTTCTTGCTCCTCTTTTTGATAGGCTGCAAGATGTCCTTTAGCTTTTTCAGCGTTATTGTACAACTTTCCAGAATCCTCATACGTATCAATAGTGTCTTGTATGAATTCTGTATCGTGGCCTTTAGTTTGAAGGAACTGAGCTAGTATTGCACGTTGCATATTAACGTCTCCTTCTTCTACTTGGATAGAGTTATAATCTATTTGCTGGCCCTGTCTTTGAAAGAACTCACGGGATTCACCTCCCGCTAGTACATAGTCAAGATGTTGTTGCACTTCAGGGAACTGCTGGAATAGGCCTTCCAATTGTTCTTCTGCTGCGTTTTGCGTAACGTCTTTTACGAAGTTTGTAAGACCCTCTACAGAATCTTCATAGTCTCCGTCTAATTCGAACCCTAAAGTTTTTGCAACTTCAAAGGCTACGCTTCCGCTTTCTGCTTCAACATCTTCGTCTGCTTCATCTTCAATATAGTTTTGATCTTCTTGCTCATGTTGATATTCATCATCATCAGCGTCTTCATCACCTCTATCATCAGGTTCTGCAGATATTTCATCTGTTACTTCCTCAACTTCTTGAGGAGATTCTGCTTGGACTTCTGTGTCGTCCTGCAGTACTTCGACTCCATCTCCTATGACATTGTCTAGGGTTAGAGAGTCTATGTTTAACTTGTCGTCTGGTTGCATGTTTACAAATTTAATTAGTTAGTTTGCTTGTTTCTTATAAAATTATTTTTTACAAAAAACCTTATAATATATCACTTTGGTTGTTCAAAGTAATTAGGTAGGCGTTTCATAAACATATATTTATTTAAATTATCGTTTTGTAGGCCTTTCATACTTGTTTGAAATTCTCTTCTTGCCTTTTGTTCGTCTGGTCTTCTATTGTGCCCGTGATACCACAGGTCTTCTAGTGTTGCGTCTCCTCTTCCATAGGCTTTTCCGGGGGCTTCTCCTTGAATAAGATCTCCCATGTACAACATGTCTTGTTGCTCTGCGGTTAAAGTGTCCGCTGCAGCAGTGCCTTTGTCCCTGCGCATTTGTTGTATAAATGCAGGCGTTTCTAGTCCCATATATGATGAGATACTATCTATTCTATTAGCTGCGGTTAATGTAGACGGTTTATCATACATGTATTTTCCACGTCCTACACCAGGCACTAACTTTCCTGTATCTTCATCTTTAGCAATTTGTACAGCGTTAGGCTGCATTCTTTGCTGTTTTCCTGTTTCATGGTACGCAATACTATCTCTTACTGCTCCTGGTCGTTCTATGCCCTGTCTGTGCTCTGACACTAAGTCTAAAGCAGTGAGGTTAAGAGTGTCGTTAAATTGATCAGGTCCGTACTCTTTGCTGATCCAATCCATAGTGTCTTGCCATCTAACTCCGCCCGATTGCCTTCTCCCGTTC